CCTGATTCTCAATACTATCAGTAGCATCCAAATCATTTGGGTTAACATAGAGAATGTTCCCTCTCGTAGACTTTAAAAAATTCTCTAATCTTGAAAGACCCATCTTACTCGCATTATAGTTCTTGTTATGGATTATTTAGCTTCACAAAAACCCTCTAGTTCTTTGACGGTCTTTGCAATTTTGTTCATGGCATCACGAATATCAGGTTCTTGACCAGAATGCATATTCAAGTCATCATCCACGAATGTCCATCGCCATTGTTTCATTTCTTTGGAGTGCCACAGTCTGATATTAGGCATTAATCGATAGGTACTAGTTCAGGGTTCTCTAACTCCAACTCAAACACCAAAGGGTTACATTCTTCTTCCATTAAATATGAATATGCCTTATATAGGTCTTCAATTTTCCATCTTCTATTCTCATCAGCTAATGTCACTATTTCCAGATCTTCTTTAGCAATTTCAGGTAACTCATCAAAGGTGAACGGAACATTCTGGATGAAATACATAAAGACAAGTTTTTCCCCATCTTCACTGTCATACCAGCAGTAGCATGTATGTATTAGGTATTTCATTTTCTTATCTATTTCCTCCGACCTATTTATTGTTTAATGTGGATTATAGAGACCCAAATAGTAAACAAATAAACAAATGGTGACAATTAAAAGGAAACCAATAAAATAAACCATGATTAAGTAGGATCAACGTATGATAAAGTGTCAACAGGGGCATGTTCACGAACGTAATTCAATACACTCATAAACTCTTCAGGAGTATCACACTCCACAGTTTTTTTATCCCCCTCATTAGAGTAAATATGAACTGTTCTTCTCTGCGTGTCCACCACACAACGAGATAAATATTCTTCTTCCATAGAGTGTTCTGCGTATCCCATCAGTATAAGGTAAATGGGATCCTTTGTCAAGATGCTGGTCTAGCGTACCAAAAAGACAAAACAAATCTATCTGCACCACCCACCTCACTTACATAATGAAGGTGCTGAGAATTAGAGAATATAATTAACTTACCTGGTTCTGGTTTTATTTCAATATCTTCAAAGCAAGTAGAACCACCTGTAAAATCATTGTTCAGATAAAGCATTGCTGCAAACACATCTGGTTCATGAACATTATTATCATCAATATGAGGTTTCATAAATGTCCCTATTGGCCATCTAACCACTCCCACATATTGTAATTTTATATTATCATCAAATGTTTTACATCTTGCAGTTACATCATTTATAACACTACTAAAAAGTTCATCCTTTGATTCAGTAAGATGAATAGGATCTACATTACCACCAAGATATTTTGCACCATAGTTTTGATCAAACTTAAACTTTGGTATGTCTGGGTTAGCAGTTAAACTTTCATTTGGATTTGAATGAGTTACTCTCTCAACAAAACTATCTTCTTTGTCAAATAAATCTATAAAAGATTGGCACAGAGGAGGATCTAAAAAACCATCCTCAACATAAAGTAATTTCCTCATACAGTAATAATATTTGGAGGACCACTAAAGTTAGGATCTTTATAATCTTTGTCTGGATAATCTTCCCATCCATCACCTTGATATTCAACAACCAATGGATTACAATCCTTTCTTTCTGCATATACATGATAGAAACAATCTATTGGTAATCCACCGTTCGATTGTAGATATATCTTTTCATCATCCCATCTCTTTATAATAATATCCTGATGAGCACCTATTGGTTGAAGTTGAACAGTTATACTCTGAATATGAACTAGACCCTTCCAATAGTTTGGTAAGAATATCTCCTTTCCTCTTCTCAATCTACCTCTAAAGTAAACTCCAACCTCTGGTCCCTCAATACATGCATAACGAAGTCTATTACCTTCACCCTTAGTAGGATGCTGCATATCAAATGGTTTTGGTGAGGCATCTGCAGCAGCAAATCTTGCAGCAAGTCTTCCTTTATTACCACAATCTACTGCACCAGTAACAAACAAATCACCATCAATATAAACCGAATCAACAGTTCCTCCTCCTTCTACATACAAAGCATGGTCAGTTTGCTCATTACCTATTATCTCTTGATTACCATTTAGATTAACAGCCCAAGGAGTTCCATCATCTCCATTAATCTGAACATTACCTTCAGTAAGAAGAGTTCTCTTTATAGCAGCAGAAAAACAATCTCTATCCTTATTATAATTTCTAGTAATCATTAAGTTTGCTGGTGCAGTTCCAGTATTATCACCAGGATCATCAGGATCTCCTCCCTTCGCACCAAGTTTAATTTTACTACCCAATCCAACAACTACTGGACCTTCCATATGAGCAGATCCATTAATTTTATAGTCTCCCTCTTTAATAGGAGCACAATACCCTGTTCCTACTCTTAATTGACCTCCAACGATTAGATCGTCAAATCCCATTGTCATTTTTTAATCTCCTTCTGATGAACTTGATACAACATTGTTTGAAACAACATCATTTTGACCATTCGTTTTAGAATTTTTAACGGCAGATGCATCCGTCACTGCTTTAATTAAAGATCCATATATTTTCATCATAGTATTAGCAGCTATATTAATACTACCCGTAGAAGTAATTTTTGTCAACGATTTAGAATCCAAAATAATCTTCTTCGTCTCATAAACACTAAAAGTTTCTGTTGCAGTGCATTTGATATGACCTTTAGAACCACCTTCACCCACAGCAATTAATTCTATATCAGTTGCTTGCAATCTAATCTTACCATTCGTGGCACATATATCAATATTACCATTAACAGCGTTTATAAAAATTGTATCTTGAGGTTCAGTATTATCCTCACCTGCAACTAAGGAAAAATTACCAGGACTTGTTGATGTTGTCCAACCCTTTCTTTGTCCATCAATATCCAAAGAGAATTGATGACGACCATCAGGGGTGTCAAGCATTACACCTGAAGTTACATCACCTTTCTTATGAATAGAACCAAACTTAAGAGTTCCTTTATCAGTTCCATATTTTACAGCACTATAATTCTTCTTGGCAGTAATAGTAGGATTAGATTCCTTACCTATATCCTTTACATCACCAAGTCTATCTAAATTTTGATTAGATGCTGATCCTACGTTTGACATAATTATTAAATAAGATTATTGGGAGTTCCAGGAATATTGAGTCTTGGGTCATTACTATTGATATCAGTACCCTGTCTCTGAATCGCAGATGGAGGTGTAGTAATTCTAGCATCGATACTCTCCTGTAAAGTATCATATATCTGAATCAATTTACCAGCAGTTTCATAGTATCCTGCATAACGAATACCATCTTTATAGAAGACAGCACCATAGTAAGGCTTACCATCATAGAATCCTGTGCGTTTCAATCCAACTAAATCAGTTACCTGAATTAATTTATCAGGATTAGTAATTACAATTGGATCTCTAATAACTCTAAATTGAGGAGCAAACTGAGCACTAATTCCTGTAGGAACCTTTCCTCTTGACCTAACTCTTATTTGAGGAGTAGAAGTAAGCATCATCATACTACCACCAATAGTAGGATCTTCTTCATCTATACCTGGATCAGTAATAACTTTAGTTATTTCACCAAAAGGTCCAAACTCTGGTTCAAAGCATCTTTCTTCACCAGTTATATTATCTTTAACACATACAACATCTCCTGGACCGTAATTAATTCCACCATCAACAATTTTAAGATCATCTAAACCTAGACCTACTGGATAAGAAGGAGTTTCTGATTCACCTGGTTTAACAGGAGGTGTCCATCCATTGCCAGGATCAAATATATCAACTCTATCCACCTTACCAACTCCAGTTATCATTTTTGGACATGGTGGAGGAATTAATATTGCAGAAACACCTATAGGATTAACTGTCCAAGGTTGACCTTTTGCCTTACCTGTTCTTGGATCTATCTTTGCTACATTTGTTTTTTTAGTAATCTTCACTGCTGCTACTGCAGGATTACTACCAAAAGGTGCTTGGAAATCACGATTGAATAAAGTTAATTCTAATGTTTGTTTTCCTTTTGGTGCATTAAATGAATGATTCTCAATTGGTTTTAATTCCTTCCCATCATGCCTACTAGTATAACGAGAATCAACAGTAGCTCTACATATCTGAATTCCATTTAATTTAACAGTCAATTCATCATCAGCCTCTGCTTTAATATCATAAGTTCCATCTTCAGGAAAATCAACATTACTCCAAGTCATTGTCCATGTAGTTCCATTATGAGTTTCAATATACTCTTCGTCAGTATTCCAAGTAGGAGTAATGAACGGACCTAATTCTCCATTTGCATAGGTGCTTATTGGAGGACCAGAATAAGTTACTCCAGCTTTTGCAGATCCACTAACAAGACCCTCACCATAAACTGTTTCTACTTTATTCTCAGCTTCAATTTTAAACTTACATGTAGATCCATTAATATCATAAAATTTTCCAGCAGAAGCAGAACAAACTAAATCGTTATAATCATTATCACCTGCATCCTCCATTCTTAAAACAGTTTCTCCTTTAGTTTGTAATTGAATACGACCTGCATTAGAACCTGCATTTTTTTTATTTGTAATCATAACAGTCCTTTGTTGACTTCCACTTCTACCTGATTGACTCCAAGATTTATCACCAATTTGTATAGTTCCCAATGCTGTCCCTGCTGTTCTAGGATTATCATTCCAACTTAAAGTAAAGGTTGCTTTTCCTTCTCCTATTATAGATTTACCATCATCCGAGAACTTCACATTACCTTTATCAATAGTAAATGAAGCATTACAATCACCACCATGCCCGTCTTTTAAACACAATCTCGTATTATTACTAGTAACTTCAATAGGATTATTTGCTGAATGTAATCCTGTAAATGCAACAGTTTTTCCCTGAACAAGTGGACCTTTTCCACCAGATCTTAATTGAACAGTATATACTTTTCCATATTCAATTGTTTTTGTAATCGTCTCATTAATTTGTGGTCCTTTATATTGCTTCTCCAATCCAAAAAGACCATCTATATCAATTCCATTTGCATAATCAGCACTTGTATTTACTTTAAAAACAACATCAGTTGAAGTAGCTTCATTTTCAACAGTTACTTGTGTATTGTTTTGTTTAGATGCCCAATCTGCAGTGCTAAAAATCTTTTTATCAATTACATTAAACTCATATTGCTTATCATTCTCTACCTGAACAGTTATTTGATGAGAACCTTTTGTTAAAAATGTTTTAACAATAGTGGGAGAAATTGAATTAGCTTTACTCATATTAGATCCAAGGATCTCATTTCCATCAATTAAAATTTTACCAACATCATCTATTGTTGCTTTTACACCATAAAATCCTTCATGTGGAAGATCAACTTGCCAATTATTAATATAAGAAACTCCTGCCCCATCACTTCCTGGTGATCCTAGTGGAGGAATTGGAGAAATAGCATAACGATTCATAAATTTTTTCCAGGACTTAACTCTTACTGGATACCAAGTTTGCTCTGTGCTAGGAAATCTTGTAGTCCAAATAGGATTTCTAGGACATCTTCCTTCTTCTTCTGGAGGTAATTCTTGTGGAATTGTTGGCATAGGAGCATCAATAACCATTCCAACAGCCATAGGATTATTATTCCAAGACTCAGAAGATATAACTTCAATATCCTCAACTACAAAGGCAGTTTTAATTTGAACAGCAAGTGCCATTGGATTTCCTTTTGCCAATGGTTTACCTGCTATCTGCTCCAATTCTGCTTTCAATTTATAAGAACCTTCTCTAAAATACTTAACACTAACTGATTTGCCAGTTGCACTTGAACCATCTCCACGAATTTTAAAACCATCTTTTCTTATAATAATATCTTCTCTTCCAGGATGACTAAATGTAAGAACTACATTATCATCAACCATAATCTCTACAGAATAATTTCCATCATTAGGAAATTTAATATTATCCCATATTATATCATGAATTCCTGCATAATCATCCGTAGACGCATTTGGATAATCAGGATATCCCACCACATCTTCAGTAATCTTCTCAGTTGTATTGATTGGAGTAACCCCAGTAATCTTTAAATTACCATTCTCATCATATCCATTATTATAATCATCATCATAACCAATGGTTGTTTTATCAACACCTATTATAGAACCAGCACCACTACTAGCTCCAATAGTTTTGACTCGGTATTTTTGACCTGCAGTAAAAGTTCCTGATCCTCTTTCATTAGCAAATCTTCTATTAGGATCTCTTCTCAAAACAATATCACCATCATCTGCTTTTATTTTAATTTCAGTTAATGCTAAAGAAGATATTCCTGGTCTATCATTTACATTCAACTCAAAGAAAACTTTCGCCTTCCCAGTTCCAGTTACTTTCATATAATTTTTACCATTTTCCTTCAAAAACTTAACATTAGGTTTTGATTCTCTAAGAACATCCCTAGTTACCCGTTTTTCTATTTTTTCAACTTCAGTAGGATCAAATGGTAGAACACCAAAACGATTTATAAAATTAGCATCTTTACCAGCACCAGGATTAATCTTCCATAATTTTCTATTTGCTTTACCAATCCAATCAACTGTATTAAAAATTTTTTCTAATCTTTCATCCTTTAAGGTTGAAGGTGTTTTGGCTGGTGGAGGATCTACTATAAATTTACAAGTACTACCATTTATATCATAAAATCTTCCAGAACTACAAGAAGAAACTAAATCATTAAAATCAGTTCCTCCAGCGTCCTCCATTTCCATAACCTTTTCACCTTTATTTCTTAACTGTATGCGTGACGAATTAGAACCTGCATTTCCTGTATCAGCAGTTATGGTAACAGTTTGAGTCTTACTTCCACTTCTTCCTGATTGAGTCCAAGATTTATCCATAATTTTTATAGTACCCAATGCTGTTCCTGCAGTCCTTGGATTATCATTCCAACTTAAAGTAAAGGTTGCTTTTCCAGTTCCCTCTATAGTTTTTCCATCATCACTAAATCTTACATTACCTTTATCAATAGTAAAGGATGCATTACAATCACCACCATGTCCATCTTTTAAACACAATCTCGTATTATTATTGGTAACTTCAATAGGATCATTAGCTCCATGCAGTCCAGTAAATTTAATTAGTTTTCCACTTTGAAGAGATCCTTTTCCTGCAGATCTGAACTGAACTTTATAAGGTCTTCCATATTCTACAGTCTTTGTAATTGTTTGATTAAGTTGTGGTCCTTTATATATTTTTTCTATATCAATATCAAGATCTAAAATTTGAAATCCATTTGAATAATCAGCACTTGAAGTAACTTTAAATGTAACTACATCAGACTCTGCATTCTGCGTAACTTCACTTAAATTTGTAGTTTTTTTAACAATCTTTTTTTTCTGATGATTTAATAAAGACAAAGAAATTTTATGAACTCCTCGTCTGGTTATAGTTTTTTTAAATTTTAATGGTGAAGATAATATATGTCCAGCAGCACCACCAGTTCCTAAATTAATATCTTTAACATCCGTGCTGCTAGAGTTGTTGAATACTGATACGGGTTCATTATCAAAATAAAGTCTTGCATCATTATCAGCTTGGACTCTAAATGTATATTCACCTTCCCAAGGAAATTCTTCTTGCCATTCAAATGTATATGTTTTTCCTGCCATATCAGTTCCTTTAACATTTGATGGTGGAACTGGTGATATACCAAAGGCATTTAAAAAACTTTCTTTATCATATTCCCAATATTTGCCGTATTTATAAGTCACATCTTGTAGAATTGGTATACATTCACCTTTACATACCCGATTCCACTCAGGTTGAAGTTTCATTCCCTCCTCAATCTTAGCAAGACTCTGACCACTAGCTCGTAGATTTTCCCAATAAGCAATACCCTCTGGTTCACCCCTTCTTCCAAATAATTTTATATAAAGATTATCAATTTCACCTTTAGGATTAGTTCCTGTTTTTGCACCCCATGCCCAAGAAAATACATCATACTTAGTCCTATTTGTTCCTTCGGGACTAACCACTTTTAATGGTGTTTTATCCCTAGTTGTCCACCACTCCAAAATTCTTGTTTTTGTAGGATCAAGTCTTCTTCCAGTACCTAAATTTGATGAGTGAGAACCCTCTCTTAAAGTAGCTAAAAGATCTTGATATTTTTGTATTTGTCTACTAATCGGATCTCTTTGAGTTCCAATATACATTCCTGGATTCCAATCACCCAAGTCCTCTCCATTAGGACCAAATCTTTTACCAAAACCAACTCCT